CTGGAATTAAAAGAAGACGCTCACGGGCTGTGGGGTCGCATCAACATCAATCCGAACGACAGCGATGCGATGAACATCTACGAGAGAGTCAAAAGAGGGGATGTAAACGGATGCAGCTTTGGATTCTTCCCTGTCAGCGAGGAGACCGAAGTCCGCGAAGACGGAAGTGTCCATTGGACGATTACCGATGTTGACCTGTTTGAAATTTCTTGCGTGACGTTTCCGGCATATGAAGCCACAAATATCACAGCGAGAGCAGATGAACGCAACGAAATCTTAAAAAGACAGAAAGACGCAGACTTAGCCACCTGGAAGGCTGAGATGCGGGAAAGGGTGAAAGCAAATGGCAATCAGAACACTGATGATCCGGAAGAAGCTTGATGATGCGAACAAACGCATGAAGGAGCTGCAGGAAAAAGAAGAAGCCCTGCAGGAAAGAGAAGCCGAATTAGAGCTGGCTATCAACGAAGCGGAATCCGAAGAAGAACGGGCTGCTGTAGAAGAAGCCGTGAACCAGTTCGAAGCAGATAAGAAGGAACTGGAAGAGCAGAAAGGTGAACTCGAAAGAGAGATCTCTGGGTTAGAAAACGAACTTTCCGAAGAGGAAAGCAGACAGAGGAAAACGGGCCCGGAGCAGCCTGCAACAGAGCCAAATAAAAGAGAAGACAAGCCGGCGATCATCCCGGCAAGAAGTGAAGTAATGGAGGTAAACAATATGGCTTACAGAACAGCATTATCCCGGATGGGAGTGCAGGAGAGAGATATGTTCATCCGGCGGGATGACATGCAGAAATTCGTTGGTGAGATCAGAGCTTTAATGGCAAGAAGAGATGCCGGAGGAATTAATAATGCTTCCGTACTTATCCCGGAAGTTGCTCTTCCGTATTTACGGCAGGTAACTGAAGAAACTTCCAAAATGATCAAACACACTAATTATCAGAGAGTCCCCGGCGTTGGCAGAATGGTCATTGACGGCGGTTTCGCGGAAGCGGTCTGGACAGAAATGTGCGCCACACTCAATGAGCTGACAATCGGTTTCAATGACTTGGAAATTGACGGCTACAAAGTAGGCGGATATGTCAGAGTATGCAATGCACTTCTGGAAGACAGCGACATCGCACTGGTTGATGAAGTCCTCACCAAGATTGGCAGAGGCATCGGCTATGCACTGGATAAGGCTATCATTTACGGTACCGGCACCAAGATGCCCATGGGCGTACTGACAAGACTGGCACAGACGCAGGCTCCGGCGGATTACCCGGCAACGGCAAGAACGTGGGTAGACCTCCACAGCACCAATATTACAACCGTAACGGCGGCAAACAGCACTGGCATTAAACTGTTCTCCGCAATCGTTACCGCAACTGGTGCCATGAGCAACAAGTTCAGCAATGGACAGAAATGGTTCGCCATGAACGAAGCCACAAAGAACAAGCTGTTGGTTGAATCTATGTCCATTAACATGAGTGGCGCTGTAGTCGCTGGCATGGGTGACACAATGCCGGTTATTGGTGGAGCAATCGAACTCTTAGACTTCATCCCGGACAATGTGATCATCGGCGGTTATGATGGTCTGTACCTGTTAGCTGAAAGAGCTGGCACATCTCTTGACCAGTCCGAACACAGATTTTTCATTGAAGATCAGACCGTATTTAGAGGCAGAGCAAGATATGATGGCAAACCGGCTATTGCTGAAGGGTTTATCGCAATCGGCATTGCCGGTACAACTCCGGCGGCAAACGCTGTAACCTTTGCGGCTGACACAGCAAATGCCGTACAGACTCCGGCAGGTGGCGGAACAGGCAATAGCTAAGAAGGAGTGGTATGAATGACCACAGAAAATATGGCTATCGTGATGGAGATGCTCAAGGTGGACTTGGGCATCTCCACAGAGGCTTATGACAACAGACTCGGTCAGTATATCGATTATGCAGTAGAAGAGATCACACGCGAGGGGATCGTCCTTGATGTGTCCAAGCCGAACGACCTCAACCTGATCGCTATGTACAGCGCATGGCTCTGGCGGAAACGCGACAGCGGTGATGGG